GACGCGGCGCGTCACCCCTACACATAACTGATAACCCTTACTCTGCTGGATTTGTAATGTGGACGGAAAAATCAACCACGCCACGATAGAGGAATGGGGCATCCTCAAAAGCATCAATCTCGGCAACCTTCAGGGCGCCTGCCATGAAAGTACCATCGGAAAGCGGACCGCGATAGGAAAGAAGGCAATCCATAACCACCTTCATCATGTTCTTGGCATCCCCGTAATGGCGCCCGTAGCAATCCACCTGTAGGCGCTTGAACTCCAGCCGGTTAGTACCCTGCACAGAATTAACCGACTGCCCGTGAAGCACGGTATAAACACAAGCTGGAAGCACGCTAGCCTCGGGAAGTTGCACGGGAAAAACCCCGCTGGCGCCATCGGCGCGCGCGAAAGGGCTTCCGCCCACCTGGGCCATGATACCCGGATTGCTCGCGAGGAGATTGTACAAGCCAGCTTCAAACATAAAAAAGTTCTCAGTTCTCAGTAGTCAGTTTTCAGCCGACATACCAGCCACTAGCGAGAAGAATGTTTCTGAATCTCCTCGGCGACAATTTTCGTCAGGCTGTCCGCGAAGCGGTTAATCACGTCATCGGCCCGCGCTTCGAACGATGGCCGCACAAAGGGCCTGGCCGCCATAGCCGATGCTCCGCCGCTCCGCCTCCCGCGTCCACCGAGCCACGCCGGAAGCTTTAATCCCGCGGCCGCGGCGCGCCGACCCAGCTCTTGAAACAGGCCCCAGTAGGCGGACTTTCCCGGACCCACCTGAGCGCTTGCCTGCAAATCCCGATTGATGGTCAACCTGACGCCAATATGCTGCGATAGATAACCCGGCGTGCGCACATAGCGCGGATTCTCGGAGAGCTTAACCTTATCCAGCTTGGGCGCCCGCGCCCGCATCTCATCCACCCAAACCCTTACCGCAAACGTCATAGCCTCACGGAAACATCGCCGAGCAACAGCCAGCGGAAAGGTTTCCAGCTTGCGTTGAAGCACATCCAGGCCGTCGATCTTCACGTCAAATTCAGGCTGCGCCATAGATCAATCAGTAAGGGCGACGCGGCGCGTCGCCCCTACTGCCCGGCGATTTCATAAGCCGAATCATCACGCTCGATGCAGTAGAGAAGCAGAACATGGTGTTTTTCGTCCGGGTTCTGTACGTCGAGAATTTGAAACTGGCGCGTGACCACCGGCGAGCCCTCGGAAAACCAAACGTCCATTTTCGACTTAAGACCGGCCATCCAACGAATAGTAACCAGATGAGTGACCTGCGCAACCATCTGCTGGGCTTGATATAACTCGCGCCCGGATAGCGCCTCAATCGAAGCTCGCACCGTGGCAAACGGCGCCGCGTCAGCCGTGATCGGGCCGCCGAATTGATCCTGCTGAGTTGCCAGATCCATGATCTGGATCTGGTGCCTCAGCTTTCCCGCTCGAATTACGTCTCGCCGTGGCATTATCTCTCAGCTCCGCCGATCCCTGAATATCAAGCGCCGCAGTCTCACAAGCGCGCATCGGACCCAACTTTTTAAGCCGCCGCATGCGTCCCCGTTGCGTCAAATTCCGAAACATTCAACCCCCAGCAGAGGCTAACCACTAGCCACTATCCTTCAATTATTGTCATCGTAATACCAACGATCCGAGATCCCCAGGGTGATAAACACGCCATCCAGCACGCTCATAAAACCGGACCGAGGATTTGCCGATCCGCCACAAAACAGCCTTTTGAAACGCTTGCGGCGAAGCTGCGAACGCAGCCAGGCGCGCACCTGAAGCACATCATCAAGCTTCCCCGAAGATCGCCAGTGATGCCGGTTCTTGCGCAGCGACACGTAATAATGCCGCCCCGAGCCGTAGCAGCGCTGAATCTTAATGGAAATCGTCATAGCCTACAACCAAATTCGGGCAAGACCGTTTCAATTACTGTCTCGTGCTATCCAAATCCAGCACACGCTCAAACCACAACATGCTTTGTATGCCGTTCGGCAGTCCCTGCATCTGCCTATCCGTAGACGCCTCGCGATTCTCATACATGTCTCCCACGAGCAGCATAATGGCGAGCTTAACCTTGATGGGCACATCGGCCTGGCGAAGCGCGGCCTCTTGCGGGCTGCAATTCGCCGCGCTAGTGGCGGGTGAAATGGCCGGACTCATGGCCTGCAAAAAACCCGCTATAGCCGCGTCATTATTATCCCCGGCCACATAATGCACACAGACCGCGTTGGGCGTGAAGGCCGCTGCCGGCCAGAACTGGCCGGGATTTGGAAACAAACGCGGAGGCTTAGAGCTGGCGTCCACCACAAAATCTCCGCCCACTCCGCTCACGTCCGTCGAGGGCAGGAGTGTGAGAAATTTCATCGTCACCGCGTCGAGGTAGACAATGCTCGAAACCGATTGCAGGTTAGAGCGGTACAGCCGGATGCGCTGGGCCTCATTCCAGAGCGTCGTCGCGTAGCGAGGCCAGGTGTAGAAGCTTGGCCCATAGCCGACCTGCGACGGGTTGGAATCCACGTAGTAAGGGAACGTGTCAAGATACTGCGCAAAGCCCTTATTGATGAAAGACCGCGCGCAAAAATCTTCGCACAGCTCGCGCGCCGCCGTGATGTACATGGAGATCAGCGAGTCGTCGTCGTCAATCGTGACGCGCAAGTGCGCCTTGACCGTTGCGAGATCAACCGGCTCACAGACGGGCGGAATTTCAACTCGGATCGAGCCCATAGTAAATTCTCAATTTTCAGTAGGGGCGACGCGGCGCGTCGCCCCTACAAATCGTTATAGAAAGTGCGGAGCCTGGAAGTGAACCTAAACCCAGGCCCGTTTTGGTGGGTTAACTCAGCTCGCCATCTGGAGGTATTTCACCGGGTGAGTCCCGGCGTCAACCAGGCGGCCGTCATAACGCGCAAAGCCGATAAAGAGCACGAGGCCCTGCTCGGCAGCACGTTCAACCAGCCGCAAAACGTAAAAGTCCCGCGCCTTGCGGATCTTGTACTTTTTGAGATCCCCATAAAGCACGGTGGCAGGCACAGTAGCCGGCGAGGTGGAATCGAGCGTCGGCATGTACTGATTCAGCACGATGGGATAGCCAAAGAGAGATTCGAGCTTGCCAGTTTGCGGATTGGGCAGGTAGATCGGACGCCCGAATTTATCCAGGGTCTGTTCCAGGGTTTGCTTGGTCAGATCGTGCATGGCAAACTTGCCATTGAAACGGTAGAGAGGATCAACCGAATGGATCAAGTTGAGTAGATCGGTAGTTCCAATCGAGTTAGTCCCATCCTGTGAGTTAATGCCGGAATTGGCCGCTGCTCCCGCCGCAGTCACGCCAAGTTCGGCGTCCAGTAGGATGCCGCGCGGGCAATTGACACCGTTGCCGTTGGTGAAATCGCGCGTCAAACCACGCTGTAAGCGGATGGCAAAAGCGTTGACCAGGAATTTATCCATGTCGAACGCGGAATCCTGAAGCAGCTCCAAGGAAACCGGCACTAATTTCGTGTCATATTTCCAAGCCTGCAAAACCACGTTGCTAATGAACACGTCCTGGTTACTGACCGTCTGGCCCTCGCCCACGATCTCCGCCTCAACAGTGACATCGTTGCTGGTCGGATAAGGCAGAGGCGCGCCAGTCGCAGTCGGAATCTCATCGCAGGCTGCGATGAAATCCCCGATGGCCTTCAGGGCAATCTCAACGTCGTAGATAAAACCCTGGGGCACAAAAACGGAAGTGGGAATCGAGGCAGTGGGAGAGCCTACGCCCATGGCGGACCCGCCCCAGCCGGTAACGCCCACATCACGCAATTCCTCGCGCAGCCGCTTGATTTCCGGCGAGTCCTTAGAGAGCTGATTAGCACGCAGGAGAGGATGGGCTTCGCCCGTAATGCCCCACAACCGGAAAGCTGCCCGCTCCTGCCGGTCCATCAGCACGCGCTCGTGTTTCCTGAGCTTTTCCTGAGCCTTAATCTCTTTCCAGCGCTGTTCTACTGAGACTTCCTGCCGCTGCTCTTCGATCTGGCCACTGGGCGGCCTGGTGGTTTGGCGCAACTCGGAATCGAGACTGGAAGCGGACTCCAGGCGGCCAACGTCGTCGCCAAGGCCCTTAGCCTCTTTTTGGAGAGCGTCAAAGCGAGTGCGCTCCTCGTCATTGCTAAAGCCGCGCTTGGCCAGATCCGTCAACTGCTCGGCCACAGCCACGCGCCGTTCTTTCAATTCTTGCAATTTGGTCATTGAGTCACCTGCTTGAAATTTGAGATTTGAAATCTCAAATTGGAAATGGTCTATGTCCCTCGCGCGCGCCCCGCGCGCCAGTCCACGATCCGCCAGCGGCCCCCGCTAGCGGCCCTTGCTAAACTCGGTTTCAGCGGCAAT